CTAAAGCAAGTTTAGGCGCCAATCCAGATTTGGCAAATTTTAATAAACTGAAGTCTCCTTGGCTGATTCCTTTTACCATTTTGCCAATTGAGGTTTCGAGACTAAGAAAACCTTGCGTTAAGGATTCAAGTTGAGTTTGAGTCGCAGCTGCAACCCTAGCATTTTGTTCATGCGCTTTCTGGTTCTCTCTTAGAGCTTCGGTATCTCTATTGATACTCTCTGTAGCAGCCTTGTATGCTGTTGTTAGGTCTCTTAGGCTATTCTCAAGATCCCCGACACTGTCCCCAGCAGCTTTTCTTTGCTCTATTAGGATTTTAAGCCTATTTATCTCGGCGCGCTGTTCGGCAGCTAGCTCTCTCTTTACCGCGAGTTGACGCTCTTCTGTTTCTAAAGCGGCTTTAATTTCTTCAAGTGTTAATGCCATTTAAAACTCCTAGTTTTTGAATGGCCACCTTAAGCCTGTTTCTAATTCAAACTTCTTAACTGCACTAGCCAAAGAATATTTAGAATTCATTGTTTTAGGATCATTTAGTCCGTGCTTAATATAAGAATCCATATATCGTTTTTCACTCTTAAGAGCTTTCATAAATGCGTCAACTTGAGAAGATGTGCCCGTTATATTCATTGGCACATCAAATCCCATGTAATATAGATCCAGCATCATGCTGCGAACCTTATTGGCAAATGCTGTATAGTAAGCTTCGGTCAGTGGCTTGCCAACTTGGTTAAGATCTATCGCTTGTTTTATTAAATCACTCATGAGTTATGGTCCCCGTATAAATATAAATAGTTCATAAAAAGAAAGAACTATCTTGTTCTTGCTTTCTCCATTCTCTCTTTCTGATCTTTGAACTCTTTTGACAATCTTTCAAGGAACCATCGTCGCAATGCAATGGGAAGATTGTATAGCTCTGTAAAGGACCACCCGCCGTGATGCTTAAGCAAAAAGAACTCTTCGTATACCGATTGTTGATATTTAGGAGTTAGGCCAAAAAAAGGCTGCCGTCATTGGCATGCCTACCTTTCCTTCTTCGTGGCAAAGGGGACAGTTAATGTCAAAACGAAGGTCAAGGTCTGGCTTTATAACGTCGTAAATGTTACGAAGATGTTTTACATCTGGCAAAGGCATTGATTCAACAAACTTATTAAGCAACTTTGGATCGGTGTGCTCATTTGCTTGAACAACAATAGACTTTAGAAGCCCTGTGATTGGACTTGCAGTGCCGTTGTTACCAGCAATCAAAGAAGCAATCCTTTTTTCATCTCGCGATGTCAGCAAACGAACAAAGATACGAACTTTGGATACTGGCAACTCAAATGAGAAGATACCCTGACCTTCTACTTGGACTCCCTCTGGAAGTTCATTGCCTCGCGGCTTAAGTTCGTTCAAATCAAAAGTGTAATCTGATTCTTTACCACAAGAAGGGCACGGTGCTGATACATCGTAAAAAGGTCCGAAGCCTGTAATTCTTGTTGCAATAAGAATCGCGCTCTTATCTCCCAAAAGCAAATCGCCAACTTTAATGTTGTTATTGATGATAACGGATTCTAATAAGCGATCAATCGCAAGCTCATTCCTAAGGAGCGCTTCCGAAGTTAGAATATCTTCTTCTTTGGCTGTCATGTGCTTGATTTCAATGACAGCTTGATTATGAAGCGGGTGTCCTTCTGGATAGAACAAACCTTTGCTCGGCAATTCAACAAATTCTGTTGGATTGACGAATGCGAAAAGGTCTGATGCTTCTGATATAGGGGGAGTTGGCGCGTCTGGTTGCGGTGCGCCCAACCGCTCTAGGTTATTCCTTCGTGACAAAAATCACCTTCTTTCTATACTATAATGCAGTCACAGCCGCTACAGCAGGACCGGACACATAATCAGCCCAATCATAGCGGAAACCAATCTCAATATTAAGGAGACCATCGTCTTCGTAAGTTAAATCACCAAATGTAGCAGAAGTAATGAAAGCGTTGTTAAGTGTCCAAGTGCCAACCAAACCACCTTGACCGTTCAACTCTTCAATAATAACATTACCCAGCTGATTAACAGCATCGAACTTGTTTACAGTGCCAGGAGCCTGTGCTGGGTTGAAGAAAACATCTTCCTGAACATCAGGCTTGAGATAACCAGAACCAACGAGAGCATCATAAAGAATCTTATTTCCATCAGGGTTAACAGCGTTAACGATTGTAGCGCTAACTGGGTTCCACTCAACAGTTCCCGGGTAGTAATAAGTGTTCCCTAAAAACTTGTGTGCGGTGTCAGTTACTGTGTATGATGGCTTTGTAACCCCTTTAGCAAGATACTGTTCAAATCTAAAATCGGCGTTAACGTCGGCTAGGTTTGGTAGTGTAAGCAAAAATCGATGTGCTCTTCTTGGTTCTGATAATGCTGATGTCCAAAATGGCATTTAATTAGTCTCCTGTAAGTCCTATTATTATATAGTGCGGGGAGCCGTAACTCCCCGCATTTTATTAATCGTCAAACGATGCTCCCGTTCTTGTGATGTTGAAGTCAATCGCAATGAACTCGATTGCTCTTGTTGGCTTCAAGTAAATCTTTGCATATAGAATGTTTCTATCTACAAGATCAGGTGTTGTAGTAGTATCGTCAAGAACAACTCTGTAGTCGGAAAGACCAAAGTTTGTCTTAACATCGGCCAAGAAAGGATTGACCTGTGCAGTAAAGCGCTTCCAAGTCTGCTGAACGTTTGGATCGAAGAGCAAGCCAGATGCAATCTGGGAAATGCGCTTCTTAACAAAGATCATTAGACGGCGAACATTGATGCGATCCAAAGCAGATGGCGTAAGCTGCAGTGTCTTCTGACCGAAGATTACAATACCTTCTGCTGGGAACTTCGCGATTGGGTTAATGTTCGCTGAGTAAAGATCATCGCGATCCTTTCGGCGTAGCTGGTGGGCTACGTCAACAACCGGAATGCCTGCGGAGCCTTCTGTGAGACCACCGCGGTTGAAACCAGCTGGTGCGAACCAAACCTGTGTTCTACGCTGTGAGCTAGAGAATGTACCAACAGCTGCTACAGACGGCGGAAGCCATACAAAAGCACCGTTGATTGTGTCTCTTGCTCTAACCCATGGATAGTAAGCACAACCGTAAGAAGAGTTGAGGTTTCTATCGCGCAGACCATTAACCAATGTCGTAATGGTAGAAGGCGTGTTTAGACGATCAATCGAAGTGCTATCTTCTCTCGGCTGGAATGCCGATGGAAGGTCAATAACTGCGAGAGCATCTGCACGATCCTCACATGTTCTTACCAAGTGAGTTGTGAGACCATCCTGAGTCTGACCTGGGATGGCAGCCAAATTCATTTCAACAACCTCTGGATCCGCGACTGAGTCGATTGCTCTTCTGATAGAGAAGAAAGAGTAGCTTGTTGTATCAGATGGAGCCCCAGGCATTGCTGCAGATGTGAAAGGATCCATTTCAGTAATGTCAAGACCGTCGAAACCACCGTAAAGCGGAACTGTGAAACGATCATAACCTGCGTCGAGTACACCAGAAATTGCTCCATTAACGAATGTCAATGAATTTGAAGTAGAGGAGCCTTCGGACCAAACACCAGAGCCTGAAATATCATCAAGTGTGAATGTTGGTGATAGCGAGGCGCTAAGACCAGTGGCTGCTGTAAACTGCCCAACAATACCGCCGCGCGGCCGAAGAATGTCGCCTACCGAGCGAGCGTATACTGTGCTAGCACCGTCGCGTGCAGTCTGCAAGCCGAAGTAAGCATCTGTTGGGTTTGCAAGGTTGCCCTGTGTAGCGTTAGCACGCAGTAGTGGGCGTGGGTAAGCAACAGAAGCAGTCAAGCCAGAACCAGAGATAATGAACGGAGAGTTCAACTGGTAATCTGCAACCGGGCTGTACTCGCCATCTCTGATTGGGTTGACAATACTTCCAGTAATCCAATTACCTTCTGTAGTAGCGGCGCCGGAACCCAATGAAGCTTCATCTGTGTACTTTACGATGCCTTCGAAACCGAAAGGAAGAAGTGCTGCGTTTGTGAACCCAGCGTCTACATCGGAATTCATATCAATGTAAATGTAAGCAGAATTGTTTGGATAGTTACCATACTCTCTGTAAAGTCTGTCTGACTCTACCCAAGACTCGTACTTATCACCAATCTTGCGCGCAACGTAGTTGAGGGAGTTAGGATTCAAATCACAATTGTTGAACTGCTCAACAACACGAACAACGTTGTCGCTGTCGGAGATGTGTCGCACTACAACAGAGAAGGTACCATAATCCGAATCCTCGCTTGGAGAGCGCTTGATATCCTGAATGGAAATCTTGAGATTGCTGCTTGTCCAATCGCCGGCTTCACCTCTTGCAACAAACTTGAACAACTTCTTCGGAGTTTCAGATGGATCCAACTTTGAGGCAATAACGAATGGTGTTTCAGCTGGCTGCAGCTGATACTTGAAATCATCGCCGGTTTCAGTGCCACCTTGGAGGCTGACCTTGACTACTGCCGCGGCCACACCGTTCGAAGGAGTAGAGATAATCTCATCAATGTGCTGGTCAAAGGTCTCACCAAGGAAATAAGTCTTTCTTTGCGAAGCATCGGTGATTCTAGTATTTGTTAGCTGTGGGTTTGTGTTAAATACTTTACGAATGTACTTCGAATCGCCTCTTGTAAAGTTGAATGTAATCTTTTCCTGTCCCGAGCCTGAAACGATCAATGCAGTGAACTCTTTGTTTGTTCCGCCAGTTGCGGATGTAAACAAAGCGTCGGAGCCCGTAAGCGAACCAACACTACTAGAAAATGCTGTGTTGCCTGTGGTTCCAGCACCAGCTGATGAAGAAACAATGGAGCCGCTTAATTTTACATCTGTTCCAGCATCTGTGTAAAAAATAGCTGCCAAAGCACCAGAAACACTAAGGGCGCTGGGAGCGCTGGAGGAGTTTCTTGTAAAGAGAACCAATCCATAAGCTTCACCTCCCAATGTCCAGCCAGCTTCATCAAGACCAGACTGATCGTCAGTGACGTTGTCCGACTCGGCGCCAAGCAAACGAATGTAAGTTAAAGGAGAGCTATTTCGGAGATAAGCTTGTGCGGCATACATGCCATAAGTCGTAGCCGTCGTGTTGGCGCCCTGTCGCCATACATCGTCACCGGCATTGCCCGGGCTCGGGGTGCCGAAAACATTTACAAACTCTTCAAAAGAGTTAACTGTTGTTGGTCTAAGTGCGGGTCCCTTTGCGGCACGTCCAATGATAACCGGACCAATCCCAGCTGGCGAAGCGGGAAGCTGTGAGTTATCAATTTCGTTTACGAAAACGCCGGGGGATACAAATCGGTAATTCTTAATTGACATTCGTTATTATCTCCTACATTGCGAAAATGTTCAAAGTAAATAGTGTTAAGTAGTATGAAGAGAATTATTCTCTGTAAAAACCATCTTTAATGTTTTGAGGGATATCTCCCACTATTGTCCTTTCTCTTCCAAGTTTTATATCAACAGCATTTTGGCGTTTGACAATCTTTGGTTTTTCTTGGTTTTCGCCTTCTCCTATAAGATAGCCAAGAGTTTCAATGTTGATATTTGTTTCGTAGTTTCTTTGCTCCATACCAAGATTTGCTTGATTAGAGTTATTGGCAAAACCGCCATCAATAAATATCTCGTAATAATGGCCCTCTGCCTCGATACGCTTTGGAGTTCTTGAGTTGCCCGGAATCGTGATGAATGGACGAATAAGCTCGTTCATTTGTTGCTGATACTCGGTGCGAATAGAAATTTCATATGTTACCTTAACCCAGGTAGGAATTGGGATGGTTATCGTTTCATACACTGTTTTAGCGGTTGACATGTTTCTTTTATTCGTGTTGAGCATCTTGCTTGAAACGTTTTTATCTGGACCGTATTTTCTATTAGCCTGTGCATTTTGAAACTCTGCTGTTTTCTTTTGGTTTATTTGGCGAGCCACAGTGATTGTGCCGCCCTTTTCGTCGTTAACAGGATACAAGTTTGCAAATACAGTTCCTCTGTAGTTTTGTTCTTTAGTAACATTAGATCTATTGACAGTTATTAAAGGAAGAATCAAAGTTTCTTCTTTATCTCTTAGATCTTTATTGTTTTTAATTTGAAAAGCGCGCTCTGCTGTAACCCATAAAACAGGAACCTTCTTGAAACCATCGTTAGTCGTGGTGAAAAGATTAAGTTCTTCATCAACAAATCGAAGCATTGCTCTATCAATCGTCTCTAAAGACGAAGGCATAAACTCAATTTCTTGAAGTTTTGCCGCAACTTCCTTATCACCAACATAATCGAATCGTTGGGAGCGTTTATCCTTTATTTGTCTTTCTGTTCTTTTACTACGCGACATTTAATTATCCCACGTAAATGCCAGCTGGGATATTCTCAAGAACCTTCCTGCCAGAGTCCTGCATTGAAGAATCAATTTCAGCCAGCTTGTCATATGTTGTATCATCAAGAATAACCTTAAGTTCATCTCTCAACTGATCCATTTCGGTTCTAGCCTGCGATAGTAGTTCGGAGGCATTCAAAGTTACTGATTCGCCCGGAATTGGAACGGTTGCAAACTTGCCTCTTACCTGTCCTAGGATTTCTTTTGTTAGAGCCAATGCAAATCTGCGGATCCACTGCTTACCAATAGCATTAATGTTTTCGTATGGGATGTTCTCAAATGGAAGTGTGTTAATGTTGTTAACACCCTTTGCGCCACCATCTATTCCTGGCTGGTCGTCCCAAGGTTCATACTGATTATTAATTGTAAACTGAACCCAGAACTTCTCTGGTGAAGTTGAGTCAGGCACCGGAAAGATTCTTAACTTGTTGTCGTGAATCTCATAGGAGTAATGTGACACTCTTGTCCAAAGCGCATCTTCGTAAGCCATCGCTTGAAGTTTGTTTTGCCAAGTTGGGACAATTTCAAAGCTAGAATCATCAGCGTATTGTCCATAAGTTCTTAAGTTTCCGACAACGGAGAAACCACCATAGTAGCCATAGAATCTCCACATTGCTCGTGGAGTCTTGAAGAATACTTTTCTAATGGTTATTCTTTTATCTCCGACCTGTTGGAAGTAAGGGACAGATGAGCTATTGGCCGAAGATGCGGAAATGATAGTTTGTAAATTGTAATCCTGTTGATTAACCACTCTATCTACCGATGCAGAATAAATTGGTGTTGTTCCGCCAAAACCAGCCTCGGTGGCAAGACCTTCTGAAATCCTGCGAACATAACCATAATCAAACTTTGGATAACGAAGGGCAATATCTGACCCGGATAGAGAGCTTCCTGATACAATCTGACCATCCTCGTCAAAGGATCCGGTTGTTGCACCAAGATAAGAAGAAAGAGAATTCTTTGTTTGAAATAAGTTTACCAAATAAGAATATTCTAAAACTGCTTCTTCGTAAGCAGCGTATACGTTTCCTTCTGCCAATTCAATATCCAACACATCGCCGCCCAACTTCTTATAAGTGTAAGCAACTTGATCAGCGGCGCCAGATAAAAACGCTGTTGAGCCTGCGTATATAGCGAACGGCAACGTTGCTGCTACATTTGCTGCGGCTCCAGTCACCGGAAGAATATTAGCATTTGATGTTGATGCTGGGTTTAAATTTGGAATTGCCATGTAAGAATCCTCTTTTTGCTCTATTAATAAATAGAAAGCCCCACCTCAAAAGAGGCAGGGCTTTCATTATTTTGACCTTAAGTCAGGCTAGGACTATACGAGTCCTCTGCAGACAACCAAGCCGTACATGTCCGGACGGACCATCTTCTTGGCGTAACGGGTCATGACACCCTTACGAGGTACGAAGTCCTCTACACCGAAGATTGTAGGTGTGGTCTGTAGTGGTACGTATGGTGCGTACACGTAGCCGCTCTCAAGGAAGCTGGAGCCACGTCGACCAACGAGGATCAACTGACGTGGGAAGTATGGGTCAACCATAACATCAAACTTCTTGGAGAGGGAACCAACGCGAACAGCGCCGATATCACCGCGATCAGCATCGGCTGTAACGTTTGCACGGAAGCCAGCTGTGAACTCAAGGATGTTGGCAACTTCTGGTCCGCAGACGACG